GTCAGCTGCGAAGGCTCACCGATCTCGCCGCTGAGCGGGCTGTAGGTGAACATCAGCGCCGACATCACGTACGCCGGGTTCGTCGTCGAGCGGGCGGCCGACGTGGCGCGCACCTCGACCGTCACGGGGGTGTTCGATCCCCACAGTGGGAACAACGTGGCATCGACGCTGCCGATCGCGAAGTCCTGGAAGAACCTCATCTGCATGTTGCCGGTGCCCAGACCCTTGCCGGAGACCTTGTTGACCGCACCGAACGCGGTGAAGTCCTTCTCGTCCTTGGCCATGTCGACCGAGACCTGGTTCGCGTGATCCGACAGCGTCACACCGTTGATCAGGATGAACGCATCGGTGAGTGTGAAGACCGCCATGGCCTACTTCCCTTTCCTTGGTGCAGCCTTCGCTGCCGGCTTGGCATCGACGCGCTTGAGATGGCCCCCGTCGATCAGGACCTGCTCGTTTTCACGCAGAAGCGCGAGGGTCACTTCGTCGCCCTGCGCGCCGGCCGCGTAGTTGGTGGACAGCACCTCGTACCGTCGGGGCACGAGTTCGACCAGGCCGGCGCCAAGCAGGTCCTTCTCCTGGTCCGGCGTGAAGTCGGCCTCGAACACGCCCTCGGCGAACATCGCGACGGCGGCCGGCGTCAACGCCCGGTAGGTGTTCATCACGGGGCCTGGAGCTTGAAGCAGCCGACGGTCAGGTTGGTGGGCGGGTTGACGTCGTAGGTGATCGTGCAGAACCCGGTCACGGTGTCCTTGAACAGAGCCGAGATGGGGCCGACCATCTTGTCGCCGACGGTCAGCGGGACCGTCACCTGCGGGTTCGTGTAGGGGACGTTCGGGTAGGTCGACGCGGAGGCGGGAACCGCCAGTGTGACCGTGCGGTTCGCGGCGTTGGTGTTCTTGAAGTGGAGGAAGATGTCATCTCCCACCTCGCAGGCGTCGCCGCCGCTGGAGCCGGCCACGTATGCCGGCGTCACGCCCGCCCTGGTGATCACTTGGGTTGTCAGGGTTGCCACGGGACTCTCCTCAGAGCTGCGCTCGATAGGCGACGTCGAATACGAGCCGCGCCTTGGACCCGCCCGAGCCGATCAGCGGGTAGTACCTGGACTCGGACACGTAGGACTGCATGACCAGACCGCCCAAGGTCGGGTCGGCGCGGACCACATCGGACGCGGCGGTCAAGAGCGTGTAAACGCGGGCGCGGGCCGTGAGTAGATCCGGGCCACCGCCCTTGACGGTCAGGCCGCAGGTGACGGCTGCGACAGGCTCCTGGAGCGTGCGGGCGAATGACATCCAGTCCTGTGCGGTCTGGATGCCGGGCGTCTTGCCGTCCGGTTCGCCGCCGTCGTACCCGACGAACAGCCATTCCGGTGAGGCGTCGTAGGTGGCCTGCGGCCCGTCCACGACCTTCACGCCCGTGAATGCAGGCGCGGCCGTCCACAAGGCGGTGAGCGCCACGGCGACCGCGTGTCCCTTGGCCATGTCAGATCCACGCCTGCTCGTAGGGCTCGATCAGGTGCTGGACCCGCAGCCACGGGAACTCCTCACCGCGGACGACCGCTCGCTCGTCGACATCACCGACGACCGGCATGTTCGCCGGGGCCTCGCCGAGCTGGGTCTGCCAGTAGTAGCGGACACCCTCCAGCGCGGCGAGCCGCAGATCCTCCGGCAGCGTCGACCGGCCGGCGTTGTAGACGACGTCGTACCAGTACGAGCCGAACCAGTTCGGTGAGAGGAACTCGATGGTCTGCGGACCCTTCAAGCCCACTTCAGGTGTGACCAGAAGCGAGAGCGTGATCGCGGTCCCACCGACCGGCGTCACCGATGTCAGCGACAGGATCGGCGTGACGTGCGGAGACAAGGACCACCCGAACCCGCGGAGCCTCGCCGTCACCGGCGTCGAGGCCAGGGGACCGCAGCGTGATGCGACCGCGGCCTCGGCTCGGTTGCCGAACGCGGTGAGTTCCGCGTCGAAGGTGGCGACGGTGATGTTCAAGTGCTCCTTGATCTCGGGGAGGGTGAGGACGCCCATGTGTCCTCACCCGCCTAGGTCGTAGTGACTTGCAGGAAGGTGGCCGTGCCCGAGACGACGGTGAGGCCGAAGCCGGGCAGGGCCGGCTCACTGGCCGCCGTGGTCCCCGCGACGGTCACCTCCAGCAGGGGCCCCGTCGAATGCTGGTAGCGGGTGCCCAGCGTTACCGCGGTCGCGCTGGTGGGCGCGAGCTGAGCGAACAGCAGCCGACCCTCAGGGTCGGCGGTCGCCGTGCACGCGCGGTTGATGAAGTCCCTGGCGTCGGAGGCCGGGGTGACGATCTTGCGCCACAGGAAGTCGCGCCTGAACACGGTGGTAGCCATCACGACTCCTTACGGGGTCGACCTGGACCACGCTTCGGTGGAGCGGTCTCCTCGCCCGCCTGGTCCGCGTTTACACGCGACTCCTCGGGCTCGGTTTCCTCGGGCTGAGGCGGGGTTACCGCCTGGAGGTGCTCGGTGAGGTGCGCCTCCAGGCGGTCCCACCCGGCCTTCGTGGGGGCGCCGGCCGGGTAGTGGTCGGACTCCTTCGGCTTCTCGCCGACGAGCTGCGCCAGCACCTCCCAGTGCTCGGCGCCCGTGATCTGTCCGTCTGGCCAGATGAACATCAGGCCCCCTCAGACCGCGTCGACGAAGCGGACGGCCGCCGTCGACTCGATCGTCACCGGCGTGAAGTAGCCCGCGTAGGCCACCTGCACACCCAGCACCGACGGCTCGACGACCTGCAGCTGACCGACGCGCTGCTCGAAGCACTCCAGCGCGGCCGTGGTGGTCAGCACGCCGATCGTGCCGGCGGGCAGTCCGGCCGAGACCAGCAGCGGGATGCCCAGCGGGTAGCCGAAGATGCCGTTGCCGAACGTCGGGAGTTCCATGCCTGGGGCAACCGGGTTCACGTTGACCGGCGCGAACAGTGGCGCCCACACGCCGACCTTGTCCGGGCTGACGGCCAGGAAGTACCGGCCGACACCCTTGGCCACGCCGTACACCGTGGCGAGACCGGTCAGGAGCGAGTTCGCCAGGTCGGCCACGGTCTTCGTGGAGCCGGCGGCGCCCGGCAGCTCGGAGGTTGCGCCGAGCGTCGCGAGGATCGCGCCGGTCGCGGCCTCGGTCTGCACCGCGTACACCGCGGACAGGTCGTTGACCACCGCGTCGAGCGCCCTGGGCGAGGAGAAGTCGATGTCCTGCTTCGACACGTTGACGTAGCCGCCGTAGGTGGTCGCCTGGCCGGTCAGCCGGACGATCGTCATCTTCTGCGAGACCAGCTCGGTCTTCTCATCCGCGGGCAGGCCACCCGCGCCCTGCTTGGCGACCGTGGTGTGCTGGGTGACCTTCGGCCGGTACCACGTGGCGCTGGTCATCGGCTGCGCGCCGAGCATCGTCACCAGCGGCCGGGAGCCGTCGATGAAGTTGACGACGTCGCCGACGATCGGGTCGGGGACGATGCCGAGGTTGTCGCTGGTCTTCTGGTGCGCTGCGGCGCGCTCGTAGTACTCGACGCGGTCGGCGGCCGACCGGTCGCCGAGGTGCGCCTTCCACTGGTCCATCAGGTAGCCGCTGGGGGTCTCGTACTTGACCTCGCCCTGGTCCACCTCGTGGCGCAGCTTGGCCATCTCGCGGCCGACCTGGTCGGCACGCTCACGCGCGGCCATGGTGCGGGTGCGGTTCTCGTACAGCAGCTCCAGCTGCTGCTCGACGTCCTGGATGCGTGACCGCGCACCCGTGGTCAGTTCGCGCTCGTTGTCGGTCATGTCGCGGTCGCCGTCCTGCGCGCCGCTGACGATGCCTTCGATGAATGCGGTCTTCTCGGCCAGTTCCTTTTCCAGCCGAAGGATCATGCTGTCCGAACCGGACATTGCTTCTCTCCGAGGGGCTCGGTGGATTCACGAGGCCCTCTCGGCAAGCGACCCCCCTGTGGGGGAATGACCCTCTCGGTCGGCGAGCGCCCTATGGCGCTGGTGCCGCGTTTACACGCGGAGATTCACTTGGTCAGGAGTGTAGCGTGGCGCGACTTCAGATCCGAAAGGAACGCCGTCATCTCCTCCACG